CAGGTTGAAAATCCGAGGTTGGCCCGCGCGAAGCCCGAAGGGCTTAGTTGTTCTATCTCCCCATCACGTCCCAAACCCCCCGAGTTCACTACCGCGTTTACAACATTTCTACATCCAGCTGTACTGCACTTTACTCCCCTACTTTGATCCCCACAGCCATGTCAACCACCGCTCTGCAGCCCCTATTTCTGCCCATCAAGATCACGTAGCGCACCTTACACCGTAGTATTTCCAAGTACCACTGCGTACTGCTGCATAGCTCAAAAACGTCCCGAAGCCTCGCCCGGTAAACAACGTATTATCGTTTAAAATCTCGTTATATTATATTGTTACAAATTGCACTTATCATCGTATTTCATCCCGCTAGTACCCCCACAAAGACCAAAATCCCATTCTCAGATTGCTCAAATTTCGCTCATTTTTTGATCAAAAACGTCAAATTTTGCCATAAAATACTAAAAATACCACTAAAAACGCACATTTCGCGCATAAAACTCGCTATACGCTCTTATTACCGACTAGATCCACACAATAGCGCCAAAAAACAACGTATCGCTCCGGAAAATATATGCAATTTCACTTGATAATCATGTGATTTTGTTGTATAATAGGTGTATGATAGTTTACTTCTTCTGTTTACGTATCAAGAATCGCCCATCTTGCTACGATCATTTTTATCCCCTTGTAAACAGTAGTAGTAAACAGCCAAACAATCTTAATTCTCTGAAAGGATGTTGATTTATCGGTATGAAATTTTACGATACCTCTGCCCTACTAGATCTTCCGCCCGACACATTACTTGCACAGCAGTTCCTAATTGCTGATATCACTCTCTATGAGCTGGAAGATATTAAGACCAGTGGCAAGAAGGATGAAGCCACCAAAGCTAAGGCTCGCGCCGTCACTCGCCTGCTCGCCGAACATCCCACAGCATACACAGTAGTATCTATTGACTACCCACAGCTGCTCTCGATCCTGAATGATGTCCCCGTTAAGGATAACAACGACGGAACGATTATGGCTGCTGCCCGATGGTATCTGAATGAGTTGATTGAAAAGAAAGAAGACGCAGAAAAGATTCAGACCAGGGCGGGAGTGTTTGAAAAGTCGGCCGCAGATGAACTTGTAGCCAAGACGACCGCTGATGTTGATTCCTTCTGTTTTGTTACCAGCGACCTAAGCTGCTTCAATCTTGCACAGCGGGTTATGAAACTGCCCTGTGAACTATCTCTTGATCGCGGCGGAGCCCACAATGACTATACTGGCTGGACAGAGGCGCCCATGGATCAGGGTGGTGAGGAAGCACTGGCAATGGCCTACTCCAAAGATATCGAGCAAAAGAACTTGTTTGATACACCCACAAACGGTTATGTATTGATTCCAAATGCAGACGCAGACGGTAACACGGCTGGGCTTCGCTGGGATGGTTCACGTTATGTACCTATTAAATACAAAAAGATTAGCAACCGATTCACTGGCGACATCCGTCCTAGAAACAACCAGCAGAAGCTCGCCTTTGATATGCTGCAGAACGACGATATCACCGTGAAGATGCTGGCTGGTACATTCGGCAGTGGCAAGACGATGCTCATGGTATCCTCTGCTATTGATATGATCGAGAAGCATAAGTTTGACAAGCTGATTTGGATTCGCAACAACATCGAAGTCAAAAACACAAAAGAACTTGGCGCACTTCCCGGTACCCTGCTGGAAAAGTTAGGCGCGGCATCATTCGCTGGACCTCTTGCTGATCACTTAGGTGGAGAGAGCGGACTTGAATATTGGATCAAGAATGGACAAGTAGAGGTTGCGCATCTTGGCTTCATTCGTGGGCGCGACTATAAGAATGCTATTTTGCTAGTATCAGAAGCAGAAAATCTGACCAAAGAACACATTCAGCTATTGCTTGGCCGTGTTGGTGAAGGATCTATGTTGTGGCTAGATGGTGACCTGAAGCAGACAGACGAGGCTGTATTTGAAAATAACAGTGGTATGCGCAAGGCAATTTCTGCTTTGACTGGAAATCCGCACTTTGCTTACGTGTATATGCCGAAGACAGAACGCAGTGAAACCGCACAGCTGGCCGATTTACTCGATTGAGGAGGCGCGCAAGATGATGGAAGTAAAAATAAGCGGCCTGAAAGTAGCGGACTACTGGTCTCCTACCGACGGATGGAACTATGACGCCATTGATAGTCTTGCAAAAGAATTGTACGACCGCTACCGAGAAGCCGAAGCCGAACGGACAGTGGAGTTATTCAAGAACTACATAGAAAGAATGAGTATACTACACGAAATTGATCCTTTTTCTATTGATTATATCCGTGACCAGATTGAGCAGATGGTTCGTCCTATGGTGCACCGTGGAATGACGATGAAAAAATGGTTGCAGATAAACGCTTTGATCTATGAGATTGTAGAAAAGTCGCTTCCTTCTTATCTTGACAATATGGCTATGCTACATCGGTTGCAAAAAGAGTTAGAAGACGTAGCTTTACATCGATATTTGATTACGCCGTTTGGTAAATTACATAGTGCTGCGCAAGCAGTAGGAGAATGAATATGATTAACGAATTGAAGATTTTTAATTCTGATGTGATTCCTGTTTATGAAACCGACACAGGAAATAAAGTTGTTATTGGACGAGAGCTCTATGAAAAACTTGGGCTTAAAGCTCGTTACAACGACTGGATCAACAATATGACTTCATACGGATTCGAGAAAGATGTCGATTATACGTCATTTACTAAAAATTTAGTAAACGGTGGAAGACGCGTAGAGCATATTCTTTCGCTTGATATGGCCAAACACATTGCTATGATTCAGCGCACACCACAGGGTATGGCTATTCGACAAAAATTGATTGATCTTGAAAAGAAAGTAAATAGCGGCTTGATGATTGAAGCTCTTTGCAATCCAGACTCTGTTATCCAGCTTTTAACTGCATATTCCGCTGAACAGAAAAAGACCGCAGAGCTTACCGCCAAGAATGCAGAGCTTATCCCAAAAGCAGAATTCGCAGACGCAATCAGCGCATCCAAAGCGACTATTCTCATTGGCAGCCTCGCTACATTGTTAAAGCAGAACGGTTGTGATATTGGGCAGAATCGCTTGTTCAGATATCTGCGCGAGAACGGTTACCTCATCTCACAGAAGGGAGACCGCTATAACACGCCGACGCAGCGAGCTATGGATATGGGGCTGTTTGAGGTTGAAACTTCCCTCTTCACCACGGCGTATGGCAACGCAAAAATCTCCTACACAACACGGGTCACGCCGAAAGGACAGCAATACTTCATTGACAAATTCGTAAAAGAGCGCGGTGCAAATTTGATGATACCGGAGGCCGTGTAAACACGGAGATCTCAACATATGACATTCGATGCTGTAATAAACAATCTGTATGATGCTCTGAGTGAAAATCAAGATGCTGTTTGGTTCGACTATCAAGGATTCCGATGGGAGCTAGGCCGTGACCTATGTTTTCATCCACGACATATACTTCATCCAGGAAACTGCTTTGAAGATCGACGTGCAGCTCAATATGATCATCCTGTTCCCTATTATCCCGAATCCAATAATAAATGTGTATGCAGAAGTTTACTATAAAGGAGGCGATGAAATTTGGAACGAATATTTTCGCCACGCGGCGGTGGCCGCACCTATCAAATATGTAAATACGCGATTGAAAATGACTGTGACATTATTGTGCCAACATCTCTTAATGTGGAGCTAGTGACAAAAACAATAATATTTTTATGCGAATCATCTTGCGGAAAATGGACATATAGCGGATACAGAGTTGATTCGCGAGAAGTCTATGTTGATACTTATGGAAAACGACTGATTATTCGAGTTTTTAACGCCTCAGATTTCCAATTCGCCAGCTTTGAATATAACGCAAAACAAGTTGTAATCGACGATGTTGATTTATGTATGCAGTATATCATAGGAGGTCGTAATATCGCCGCCTGCTCTATAGCTACATATGACTCATTCGATGTTGCACTTCACCCAGAAATCGAGGACGCGGACGATCCAACTATAGGAAGACCAACGCCGCAACTGACCTGTAGGAGTTTGCTATGATAACAGATGTTTTGGGAATGACAAATTACAAGAAGAACGAGAAAGAAATATTAGAACTCGCAAGTAAGGAAATCTGTGAACAGCTTAGCGAAGAGCTCAATAAAAAAATAGATTCTATTGTAATTCATGTCGATGTAGACCGCAGATACATACATTATGATCCTCCGTCATCTTTTATGATAAATTCAATGGAGATCTTTAAAGTTGATATCATGTTCGGGGCGCATTTGGAGACAATCGATGGAAAGGCTGCGGAAAGTATTTATATGCGATATCTTGAATTGGTTGGCAAATATGCGTTGCAATTCAAAAAACCGTTTACTTGTAAGAGCCTATTATAAGCTCAACAGCGGGAGGAGCCCCATAATATGACACGGGAAGAAATTATAAAAGAAGCGATTGATTACATACAAACGGGACGTTTTAGTTACTACCATGAGTGCTACGATGAAGTGTTTGCCGTTTTAAAATGTTTCGCTGACACCAATGCGAAATATGTGAATTATAAAGATACACAATGGTACTTAGACGAGAAAAAAGGAAAAATCTATTATGAACGTTTATTTGATCAGTGGGAGCCAAAACCAACGCCATGGTATGAACGAAGCCAAAAGAATCTAGTATGTCACAGCCTGTTATAAGAGTGCCGTAGCGCCGCAGAGGGAGCCAGTAATGAGAATTTTATTTGTAAGCCCAGAAAAATACGATGCCGTATGTTCTTGGTATGATAATTTAGACACTGTACAAAAACACCGCAAAGTAATCGTAATATGCAAATCTCCAGATGAATTCCGTGAAAAGTTTGACTATAGTAAAATGAATGCACAGTGTACTATGTTCTACTTTGATGAATATCTTGGATTGGCCAAGTCGTTTGAATATTGTAAATTATTCACTAAGTTGTATGGAGAAGCTGATGTTCGATATATCTGTGAAAATAAAATGCGGCAGATAAATATAGATGATTTAATGTACCGCAATACGTTTGATTTGTTTAAAAAGTTTTCTGTCGTACCAGAATGTTTGGAAGATATTATTCGAGCCAGTAGACATCCACTCAGATGTAGGAGTCTATTGTGAGAGACGAGATTGATGAACTCAGTATGATTAAAGGTTTCATCAGAGAATATAAAAATCTTTATCCATTTGCACCTGATATAGATGAAAACAAAATTAAACCAGACCTTGAATACTATGGATTTTGGGGAAGAACCGATAAAGAAATATACGATCAAATTGTGTATTTGACTAGAAATTCGAAATCGTTTATTTGCAGGAGCCTTTTATGATTATTAAATGGACAGAAGAAGAAACAAGGATTCTAATAGATGCGGTCGCTCGCGGGGACAGTACCAGGTCTTATGATGATGAATTGTTAATTTCGGATGGACAGTTCGTTGGGCTTGATTACATTTCAGATAAAGCAATATATGATTTTTTTCGTGAGCGATGTTCTGAAGTAAGTATTATAATAAAGAAAAAGAAACCATTCGTATGTCACAGTTTACTGTAAAGGAGACACCAAATGGATATCAATATAAATGGTGGATATTGTGTAACCGCATTAGAAGAAGATATTTCAAGAATTAGTGTACCAGATCCAATAATGCGATTAAACGATTGTGTTGCTACAAAAGACAATATCTCAGATATTCAAAATCAAATAAACATACTGCAGGAGCAGATTGCAGAAGCAATAGAACAGCTTGAGAAAATGAAGAAGCCACTTCGGTGCAAATCGCTTCTATAAGGAGGACTATTATGAAAGAAGAATTTTCAAAACAGGATATTTTTAATATTGGATTCGCCATAGTTGATGCGGTGCGCGATTATAGCGTCACGGTAGAAGATATCATTGACGCAATTCAAGTATACGCGGACTGGCAGGAAGTTATTGGTGACGCTTCACTGTATGACACGCTCTGGATGGAAGACTGTACACCTATGTCCCCTTCTTTGACCCGATATTTATATCATAAATTATATGGGTTGGAAGAATACGATAACGACAGTGAGGAGGATTACGGCGATGAGTGACCGCAAGCGAGACAAGAATTCTAAGAGTACATATATGAGAGCAGCCCGCAAACAGCGCATGATTGAAAACCAGTTTATGCAGGAGATTGAAAAAGCGCAGGAGGCTCCGGCGTCTAAATATAATAAAAAATCCCACAAGCAACGCCGCGAGTGGGACGATGAAGAGTAAGGAGGAATGCAACAGTGGATAAAGATCCTAAGAAGCCCAACGATCTGCAAGACGAAGACGGCCAGCAGGGCATGATGCGTACAAATATTCCTTTGACTATTGCGGTATCGGCTTTTATCAATAGTAAAGACTGGTTTGATTGGATACTGCATGCTGCTGAGACACTGGTAATCTTCTACTTGACCTATCAAATTGTAGGTAAAGTGTTATTCGTGGCACTGGTCATTACTCCTCTTCTTGTGTTTTATATCAGCAGTGCAATTGATTGTTACTATGTTGTGTGCGATAGCGAGTGGGATGATAATGATGGTGATTCCGATAGTGATGACCACTTCCACAATAAATTAAAGTAAAGGAGAATTGATATAGATGTTTTCTCCTAAGCATTACACAGTACGTAAATACCCTTTGAGTTTATTTATAAAATATAATTTTAATATTCCTGAAGAAGTTGCAAACGATATTCAATATCAAGTACTTCAATCTGATACAATGTTACTTCGTCAGATTAGATTAGTGTCGCATGATGATTCTGACTATAATCCATTTTTGGTTTATATAGATGCTACAGGCGCTCAAAATAAACCTGATGTGGTTAAACATCTTATGCAACACGGAGCTAAAATTGGAAAGAGGAAATTTAGCTTTGGAGAACGAAGTGCAAGCATGGTTCGCCAATGTATCTTCTCGATGGTTGAATCTCATATTTGGCCTGAACTTGATAGACGAATCAGTATGGAAGTATCATTTTCTGAAAAACCGGTCGTACTTTCTAAATGGATGGCTTATCGTGGGCTGATGATGTCAAGTTGTCATTGTATTCCCCTTAATGAATGGTTTCCAAAAATCATTGTAGTGCCAGACCACATGCTCACTATTCCAGATCAAAAAATCAAATGCCTCTGTGATAAAAAAATGGAATTTGTTGACAAAAAGACTGGTAAAAAACGTGAATGGGTACAGAAAGATATTAAAGAAGATACCATAAATTATGAAATCAATGCATTCGATGGCTGTGGTATAGCTCATCCCTCTTTAATGCGGCAGATTGAAAAAAGGCTAAACACTTCTGAACATATCAGCAGCATGATTTTTCGTATGCCTTATTTCAAAGGTGTTTTCAATGAAATGGACTACGTTTCGTTCTATGAAGAACGCGGCGTTACTGAAATTACTGATATTTGGGGCGTAAAGCATTCTGTAGCTCGTGATGCCGAACCAATGTTTATTGCTGGAGAAAGCATGTTTAAAGGCGTCAAATATTTTAAACGAGATGGTACTATTGCCGATTGGGAAAGATATAAGCAATTGCTTTTAAAATACAATCATGCGATGGGTGTTGCAAAATGGAACTACCAATTTGAAAATGAACCGCTTGAAACAAGGAGCAATTATCAGATACTGGTGACGTTGGATTTACCTTATGACGGGTTTAAGCACCTGGCAGATAAAAGCGTTGATTGGTATCAAAAAATCACTTCTAACACTGAAGATGGAATTTTTCATACAAATTGTTTTCTAGGATTAATGGCGGACGACGTAAATCCATTAACTCACTATGCTGCGGCTCTTGCACGAAATCCCGAAATGATACATGAATCCAGTGTAAAAGCATATATTCATTCTCTTCTTGATAAATATAGAAATGATTTTAAATGTGGGAAATTATTTCTTGATGCTACATATAAGTTTTTAGCACCTGATTTAATTGCATTCATGGAAGGAGCTGCTGGTCTTCCGATTGTTGGATGTCTTGAATCTGATGAATTTTATACTTTTGACAGAAGGGGTGCGGCATCTGGATGGCGTGTAGTGGATCGAAACCCTCATTTGGCGTCTGCAGAACATGCAGTGCTAAAAGGTGTTAATAACGAACTCACTCAAAAGTATTGTAGTCATCTTGAAAATGTAGCAATGATAAACGTAAAGTCAATTACTCCACAGAGATTAAATGGCGCGGATTTTGATGGGGATCTCGTGCTGGTAATTGATTCTGATATTATGCTAAAAGGTATTGACAGAAACGCAAGAATTGTCTGCGATACTCAAGATAAAATCACTGCACTTGCTCAATTAGATAATTTACAAAGTCGGCTTGATTGTGTTTTGCGTGGATTAAAAAGCCAAATTGGCGAGTATGCTAATTACGGATGTGCATTTCACAATAAGGTTGCAACAACAGAAAAAACAAAAAAAGAGTACGAAAACTATATAGATATTTTGAGTATCTGTATGGGTAAAGAAATCGATTTTTCTAAAACAGGAGTGAAATTTTCGGTTCCTAGAAATATAGCATCATATGGTCGTCCATTGCCTAGATTTATGAAATATGCTGGACCCTATTATGCACGGCAACATAATCTTAGTAACGCACATAGTAATATGAATCTTCTTTGTATGGATCTTGAGCGTTGGGAGCGTGGAGTCCGTTGGCATAAAGAGCCCGCTGGCAGTTTTGATTGGCATATAATGTACGATTCGGAAATCGGCTATGATCAGGATGTATTTGATGAGATCGAAGCCGTCTTTCTGGACTTTAATAAATATCGCAAGAATCAGTTAGAACTAGAAAAGAAAGCCAAAAACTGGAAACTCTATCGTAAAGAGCTTGAAGGCATCATGACGAAAGAAGAAGCAAAGACCTATGAAACCAACTGGCAAGCAATCTACAACGTGTATCGTAACAAGTGCAAGCTGATCTGCCCCGACGTTCGTGAGTTGGCTAATATTCTAGTCGTGCTGTGTTATGAAAAATACCCCAACAAGTTCAAAAAATTCTTGTGGCACATGGCTGGCGCTGGCGTAGTTGAAAATATCAAACCAGTTCCCGTGCAGTTACCAGTTCACGACCCGAATGGCAAGTATGAATACCTTGGTCAACGATATAGTTTGGCTGAACCGAGAATTTACGAGGCGAGAGTGAAATAATATGGATAATTTGAAAGATCTGGTTACAATGGATAAACCTGAGCAAATGAATACACTTCATTGTTTATTTTGTTGTTCTACAAAAGTATATCCTGTTGTTGGAAAAGATATAAAATGTAAAAACAAATATCCGCCATATCAAGAAATTAAAATTCCAAGTATTGATGGACTATATTGTCCTGATTGTAAAACAGCTTATGCTATAGACAAAAATCTTGACGATGTAATTCAGAAGTGTAGAAATATTTCGGGTGATTTAAATTTTTATCCATCAGAAATAAAGGAGAAAATCGATGTTTAATCTATTCAAAAAGAAGAAAGTTCAGCAAGAAGAAGCTCCACAGCAGATGGAATGCCCTAAGTGTGGCGGGACTATGACATTGACAAGTGGATTGACA